AAGAATGTTTAGATGTAGCAAGGTCTTCTAAGCAAGTAAATCTTTTTGATATGTATTATGATAAGTATAAGAAAGATTTAAAGAGGATTGAATGGGGATATGGTACAGTTAATCCCACTAATTGGGGATATAAACAACCCGATAGAAAGAAGAAAAGAAAATGAGTGATGACCTTAAGGATCAAATAAATGAGATCATAAGAGATGAAATTCAGGATGTTATTAATGATTATGTAGATACTGTAGAGGATCTAGAGAAAGAAAATGGTGGAGGGTTTGGTAAAGATGAGTTGAAGATTAACATTCCCAAAGATGAGGTGGATAAACTTATCAAAGAGTATAAGAAGATTAAAAAGCGTGAGAAGTCTAACCTCCATCAAGTAAAGAAGATGGGGTTGGTTGATAAGTTTGGAAATCCATTGAAATGACAAAGAAGAAACCAGCAAAAAAAGTTAAAACTATTAATGGCATTAGCGTTACTTTATTGCGTGGTGCATTGGGAGAATGGTATAGGAGGGATTGGTCAGAAGAACATTTAAAAGAATGGGATGATTACCATAAGGAGGAGAAATGAGGATTGGCGTCATGTGTTCTGGCAATGGAACCAACTTTGAAAATATAGTTCGTACTTGCAGGGATGATGAAGTTGTGTTGATGGTACACAACAAAAGAGAATGTGGTGCTAAAAAAAGAGCAATTAAATTGGGTATTCCCCATGTGCATATTAAAAGTGCAGATGAGAATGAGATTATTAAATTGTTCCAAGCATGGCGTGTAGATCTTATTGTTCTTGCAGGATGGATGAGGATTGTATCACCAAAGTTGATTGATGCATTTCCTAATAGGATTATAAATATTCATCCATCATTACTCCCAAAACATAAAGGATTGAATGCTGTTCAACAGGCACTTGATGCTGGAGATGTAGTTAGTGGGTGTACTGTTCATTATGTGACAGAGGAACTTGATTCTGGTGATATTATATGTCAAGGAGAAGTTCCAATCCTTCCAGATGATACTGTAGAAACATTAACCAAAGAGATTCAAAGAAAAGAATACTCTATTTTACCGTTAGCAATAGAAAATGTTAAGCACAAATCAGAGATTAAAGTTAACTAATATTTGTTGTCGTATTAAACTTGGTCGTGATGTAAGTTTAACGGAAAGAATCTGGGTATATAAAATAACCAGAGCCAATAAACATGCAGCAGGTATAGCAGAGAGGTTGCAATGAGAATGTCTGAGGAAGAAAAGATCGAAGACAGACTTAAAGAAAAGCAAAAAAGGAAAGCCTTTAAAGAAGAATGTGCTGCTCTTCGATATGATACTAGGATAAATGGTGTAATGTTTTGGGATGCAAAAGGTAGTGGAAGGATAGTTAAAGGAAAGAAAATATATAAAGATAGAATTTAATACTTTTTTTAGGATCTACTTGACTAAATAGAGTTATCTGTGTTATAATTAACACATACGTTCAACCCCGTTGAGGGGTCGCAAGTAAGTCGCGGAACGGAGCGTTCATCCCATGCTAAATTTGATTCTGGCATCTGTCCTCACCTGTAGTGCTTCTCAAGAACTCGTAGGGAACTTGAGGAATAATACTAATGAAGAACTATCTTCTGATTATAAGTCAGAAATTATGGAAGTTCTTAAGGACTATACAGAGAAAGATTGCTGGGACGCAAACGACTAAAGGAACGGACCTTAAAATCCAATTACTTTAGGAGTAAAATCATGGCAAAAGTCAACTATCGTGGTGTCGAGTATGACACTGAAGAGTATCGCAAGATGCTTATTGAGGAGCACAGCAACAAAAGAAATCGTGATTTAATTTATCGCGGTCTTAAGGTTACTAAAAAGGTTCCTGCTGCTGCTTAGTAGACAATCTTACTTTGCATATACGCTTAAGAGAGGATCTGCTTGACAGGTCCTCTTTTTTTGTACTATAATTATAGGGAAAGAGGATTGTATGGACAAGGAAAAACTAAAACTTATTGTTAAAAATCTTAAGTCATTAGTTGATTGCTTAGAATCTGAAGTGTATTCTGATGTTGATTCTTATAAGTATGAGAATTATAAGCAGTTAGTTCCAGAGATGGATGACTATGATGAAGTATTTGTATCAGATGACGACGGATATCCAGATTAACTATGAAACCAGAAATTAAATTAGTAAGTGCTACTCCTGATGCTGAGAAGCACATGGGATATGTTGCTCGCGTTAGCAACCCCAGCAACCAGGACAATAATAAGTTTGCGGGTCTACTGAAGTATTGCATTAAACACGGGCACTGGAGCGTCTTTGAGCAGGCATTCATGACCGTTGAGATCAATACTACCAGAGGGCTTGCCGCACAGATTTTAAGGCATCGTTCATTTACCTTCCAGGAGTTTTCCCAGAGGTATGCTGATAGTACTATTCTATCTGAGAGTATTCCTCTTCCTGAACTTCGTCGTCAGGATGAAAAGAATCGTCAGAATAGTATTGATGATGTTGATCCATATATTCAACAGAAGTATCAGATTTTAATGCAGAGTCATTTTGATAAGTCTGTTGAATTATATAAGGAGATGCTTGAGAATGGTATTGCAAAGGAGTGTGCTAGGTTTGTGCTTCCTCTTGCTACACCTACAAGACTTTATATGACTGGTAGTGTGAGATCCTGGATTCATTATATTGATTTGAGGTCTGCTCACGGGACACAGAAAGAGCATATGGATGTTGCAGAAGAAATTCGCTGTATCTTTGGATGTCAGTTCCCTACAGTTGCTGAAGCACTGGGTTGGGAACGTCATAAGGATTGTTATGATTGTGACGACGCACCTTCAATCACTATTGAATAAATATAACTACCTATTATAGATAAAATGCCTACATATCCAGTGAAACATAAAGAGAGTGGAGAGACTAAAGAACTTTCCATGACTATGAGAGAATATTGTGTTTGGAAAGATGAGAATCCTGATTGGGATAAAGATTGGATGGCAGGAGTTGCTGGCATCGGAGAAGTTGGGGAAGTGTACGATAAGTTAATCAAATCACATCCAGGATGGAATGATGTTCTCCATAAAGCATCTAAAGCTCCAGGATCTAGAGTAAAACCAATCTAATTTTATGCCAAGAAAGAAAAAGACAGATCAACCAATAGGTGTTGGGTTAACAGTTAAGCAGATGAAGAGGAAAAAACCAATTAATTCTGATATGTTGAGAGATATTGAACCTCTCACAGAAAATCAGCAAGTTTTATTTAATGCTTATGCAGAAGATAAGAACTTGGTTGCCTACGGGTGTGCGGGTACGGGTAAAACATTTATTA